TGTATGTAATAGCAGGATTAGTAGCACTAGCTTGGATTGTATCTGGACTAATGGCAGACAACTACGCACTACGCAAGGGCTACAAGGAGCTACAACGACAGAATAGTATCAGTCTAGATAGATACAACTGGGTTGTAGGGATGTTAAACGAAGAACAACAATACGAACTACACCAATACTATGTTGCTACTGGTGTGATAAAGGAGGTTGTTTAAACATGGCTAAAGAATATAACTGTTTAGTAGAGTTACATTTTGTTGGCAACAGGTTTGAGGCTAACAATATAGAAGAATACAAACAAAAAGTAAGAGATAGTTTTGACCAAGAATTTGGTGTCATGCTAGGAGAAGATGACATTAGTTGTATAGAGGAGGTTGTTTAAACATGGCTAAACAGATAGAAGAAATTGTATGCAAACAAAACGAAGATGTGTTTGAGTATACATTTACAGTTACAGGACAATTCTATGGTGACAAAGATGAAGTGATTAACAAGGATAGAATCTTAGATGTCGCAAGATTGACAGATAAAGGTAGTGCTTGGGAAATGCTTTGGGGCGCAGAGTTTGAATTAACTGACTTACAGGAGAATGATGAATAAATATTGGTGGATAGTTAGGACTGATACTAAGTGTGGCTTACCATACGACACATTTATTAGGTGGTTTAACTTACCTATTTTAATTTATTGGATAGCTAGATACAGAAGTAAGAATGTAAACTTTTGGTTTTGCTTTAGTTGGGTAGATATGGATAGCCCAATTGGTGAACATAGTTACTGGGTTAAGTATATACAGAGGAGGAAGAATAATGCAGATTAAATTATATCGTTTAAGTGATGAGGGCATAGAGTATTGCATAGGCACAGAAGCCGAAGTAATTGATATTCATAACGAGTGGGTTGAGGCAAGTGGTAGATTTGAAGATAATGAAGTCGCTGAAGCACTTGCTAAAACTATATATGACTTAGAAGAACATTGGACAGTAGAACATATTTATACATTTAAGGAGAAAGAATAATGAAGTTAAAAGAATTAATAGCAGAGCTTGAATACCTACACGATAATGGAAATTTTGAGGAATGTGAGAGCGTTGGCGAAATTGAATTGTCATTTAAGTTAATGGTTAAAAATACAGATTTACAAGATGATGATATATGGGATATTGATTTAAGTAAGCCAGAGATTATCTGTTCTAGTGGTAGTTTTTTTGTTGAGTATGGTACGACAATAGAAAACAACATACCTAACACAGATGAGTGGAAGTATTATTTTAAGAATGTACATCCTAATGAGGAGGAATTATGTTCGCAGTAACAACTAAAGAATGTATACATTGTAGGCAGACAGGCAGTGTTATGGTAGACCCAGAAAAATACATAGAGTTTACTCAAACACCACGACACCTACGCAGATTGATACAGGATATATTTCCAGAACATAGCAGAGCAGAGCGAGAGCAACTGTTAACTGGGGTACACCCAGAATGTTTTGATGAAATGTTTAGAGGAGAGGGAGAATAATGGCTATAACAGAACAAGGTGCATTAAACGATTTCTATAATATGCAACCTAACATATCGGTAGAGATTGTAGGTAATACTGCAATTTTTACTGCTGAAATAAACTACGCAGAGGGAGAATAAAGTTTAAACAGGTAGTGCAATTCCTTTGTTGTTGCACTACCTACACCCCTAAATAATATTTATAAAAAACATAGAGATTTCAAAAAAACCGAAGTATTAGATATATATAGAGAGAAAAAAAACCAGACAGGTTTTTTGTACACAGGAAATACAATGAAGAAACCAAAGAAATATAAATACTATTGGGAAAGCAATACCAAAATATTAAGTGGTGGCTATGCTCACTATACAGATAGAAGAAAAAGTAGGAAAGAACAACGAACACAATTATGGATTGATTTTGTAGTATGGTTTATATCCATACCCCAACAAAACATCCTGCTATATCTTGGTTATAAACAACACATGAAAAAGAAATGGCAAAATAGAAATCGTGAAACTTGTTGTTGTGACTAAAAGATATTTATTTAGGGGAAGATATAAATTTTCCCCTAAGTAATATTTATAAAAGACTACACATATAGACAGGGAGGACGCTATAATTAAACATATATTGACATAGGAGAACTATGAAGTACTTAGTAAGAAGTCTATCCATGTTCGGTGGTAGTGAAACATGGAAGTTTGATGACAAGCACGAGGCTATGTGCAAGGTTAGAGAACTTAAAGACACAGGTGGAATGTTCTTAGTAAGAGTTATAGAACTAGAACCTGCTAACTAAATAAACAAACAAAAGAATATGAGGATAAGGAGGAACAAATGCCTAACATATTTAATGAGCCGAAAGAACTAAAGAAGTGGGCTATCAAATTAGCTAATGCTTGTGGAGGACAACGAGTAGAGAAGACTTTAGTTATGACTAAGGTTAACCCCCAACGCATAACTGAATTGATGGATGAGTTTGTTAAAGACCACAATGAGAACACAATTAAGATAGCTAAACAAATGGAGGAGGAATAATGGATTGGTGGATACCTATACTGATAGGTCTGTTGTTAATATCTTTAGTGATGTTAGCCATGACACTGGTGGCAGTATGCGTATGGATTTATAACAACATACCCTTTAAGTATGTAAGACTAAATCAAGACGCAGTAAATTTTATAGACGAATTACAAAAAGATATCTATAAGGAGGATATATAAATGGGAATACAAGAAGAACAGTTGTTTAAACAACTTGATAGAATACAAAAAGATATTGAGTTACAAAAGAAAATACTTGATGAGAAACTAGAGCAGAGAAAAACTGTCGTTAGGTTTTGTTACAATACTAAAAAAGTATCTGCAATTAAAATAGCACAGGCTCTTAACATGACCAGACAAAGAGTGTATGTACTGATAGAGGACAAGAAGGACGAGGAGAAATAATGGACAAAGAAACACAAAAGAAATTAACCAAAGACTTTCCTAAGAGTGTTGTAAAGAAAGCTCCACAGGGAAAATTTGGCGATTATGTACCCCACCATATCTATACACAGAGATTAGTAGATGTTATTGGTGGAGGTTATGACTTTACTTTTGAAGAAACAAGAGATAAAGATGGAGCAATCATAGGTGCTAAGTGCAGACTGTATATTAAATCATCAGACCAAACAATAGAAGAAGTTGGAGATGTTGATATGAACGCAGTCAAAAGAAACATAACTGAATCAGAGATACTAAAACTTGCAGTATCAGATGGTATTAAAAGATGTTGCATGAGATTAGGAATTGGTTTAGAACTGTGGACAGGTGGTGCTACAGAGGAAGAACACTATTCAACACCACAAGTAGAAGTATCCAAACCTAAGATGACTAAGGATAAAGAGGACATTGAATCATTAGAGAAAGCGAAGAAAGAGTTCGCTGAATCTATACAAGAAAAACCTGTGAAGAAAACACCTGTTAAAAAAGCAGAGGGAACAAATGCTAAACAACTTAACTCTGTAATATCTGGATATGAATTACCAGAAGATGTAGTTAAGGTGTACAAAGCCACTGCGTTTAAACAGTCAGGACTTTCAAATGATGTTGAGTCATGGTCTAATGATGACATGAGTAAATTCCTAGACTTGTTTGAGGAGCAAACAAAGAAAGAAGTAACACCCATAGAAGAAGTATTTGGGGAAGTTACAGACATATCTAAGTACTGCCCAGATTGTGGAAAGACAGAGTACATTGAAGACAATAGAGAAAAGAAGCAGACAGACTCTAAGTTTGCCAACATACCTAGTTGGACTTGTAGTAACTACAAGGAGAAAAATGGTTGTGGTTGGACTGCTTGGGGAGATACAGACTGCCCAACAGAATGGCTTTAGAACAGACAGGTGGCGTAAGTTTAGAAAAATTAATTAATAGGATAAAAGAAAAATATCCTAATCATAATTTTGATGTGCCGCCTGAACCAGATACAAAATGTAAAAGTCAGTTTCAATGTAATGGTTTACGCAACATAACCTATTACGATAAAGACAACAATATCTTTTGTGGTAGGAGATATAAACTACAAGACGACAATAACCCTAACTCGTGGGCATACCGAGAATGTCATGCCCTACTACAAAAAGGACAGCAAGGACAAGAGCCTACAGAGTTACCATTTTAGGAGGACTATTGACAAACAAACATACTGATTCCTTTGACGACAGGAACAAGAAAAACAAATACGATATGGCAGACGAGTGTATGCAGAAGTATTTAAAGTCAGAGGGGCTAATAGAAAATAAGGACTGGATGAAAATTGGTACTGACCCTAAGACTAATGACATGAAGTTGATGTGGTTAGCTATACAGATTCTATTGATACCAGATTATATCTTTGTTATGAAAGACAAACTATATTTAGCAGAGGTAAAAGGTACACTTAGGTTTAAAGAAAGTGACTACCTACATTTAAAAGAGATGTCCGAAAGGTCCGAACCCTATGATAATGTACGAGTAGGCATAACTTACTTCGCACATCCAGACGCTAAACCTTTTTGGTTATCATTTGCTAGGATAAATGCACAGTGGAATGACGAAAGAATACCTATTCAGTACTATCCAGAGTTAGACTTTCAAGGAAACAAGAAAGCATATAAGATGTTATTGAAAAGATAAAAGCCTATAAACACTAAAGATTTGCTCCTCTCAGGATTAGTTTTAAGAGGGGCATTTTTATTAGTGGCACTATGTACCACAAGATTGTACAGTTTTTACACGATTACCTTAGTTGTTTAAACTGGGTAGTAATTATCCCAACCCTTATCACTGATTGTAAAAGTAAGAACTCCTGGGTGCGACCAAAGTCCAGTCTGTGCAGTAAAGTCTATGCTCTTGTCTATTGATGGTGCTTGAAACCAAGTCCTATCACCTTGTTGTTTCATTCTTAGATGATGGTAATGAGCAGTTACTAGAATCTCCGAGTCACCACTAGGTAGAAATCCAAACATCTGTCCTTTCCACCATGCTTCTATCTTTGCCTCTGGATTACCTCCACGATTACCACTCATGTGTCCATGAGTAAAGCTACAAGACTTACCCTTAATCATTAATGTCTGGTGAAATCCCTCTGGTATGTTTACTTCTACCTTTCCATACCTATCTGGGTTAGCAGACATTATCTCTCTGCATATCTCTAAGTGCATAGTATCAGAGTTATCTAATCTTGATGTAGATACCTGACCTTTGCTTGTCCTAGACATTTCTCCATGGTTTCCTGGTACTCCTGCGAGTACTAGCTTAGGTGCATGAGGTAGGAATGTGTCAATCGTTTTCATAATCATTGACCTTGCTAATGCGTATTGCTCAATCAGTGAGAGAGTAACATTGTGTGGTTGGCTCTCAAAGAAAAAAGGCGTACAGTTTTCTGTGAGGTCACCTAAACCTACCATGTAGATTTCATCTATCTGTACTCCAAGTTTACGCAGGTCTTTAATCCTGTTTACACCATCTTGTAATGCCCTATCATATCTCTTGATAGTGTTCTCAACTCCATAATCTTTTTTTCCAAGTTGCCAGTCACTCATAAACCACATGAAAGCAGTATCACCTGCATTGTATTTCTTCTTTATGGGTGGTTTTTTCTTAGCATGTTTAAACAGCTCCTGAAAATATCTATCATGTCCAGGTTTTTTCTTACGAACAATACCTTTAAACGCATAAAAGGTTTCTACTGTACCACCTTTAAGCTGTGTATTCCAAGATGAAGCTCTTACACTACCTTCAATTTCGTAGTGTTTGGGGTCGAATCCCCATTCTTTTAATATCGAATCGAATTTATTTCTGTAGTTTGGGTCTGTTCCTACATGAGTAATCTCACCTAGACCAGTCTGTTCATTGACTTCTAGTCCTGGTTGCCACCCAGTTTTGTAGAAATTATTACCCCATTCTTCTGGTATGTTAGGCACTATACCTCCTTTGCCCTGTCAATAGTATTATACAGGACAAAGAAGAATAGTTAGTTATTTAGATACTTTTTGCGAACTAGAACCACCAATTTGCTTTTTAGCGTATGTCTTTATGACAGCAAGAGCAGCAGCTCCTCCTGATAAAGCAGCTAACTGGACTGTTTCGGCTTCAATACCTACTAAAGGTGCGATAGTTAACGCACCAATAAAGGCTTCTATGAATGTCCAAGCAACTCGTTCTAGCATATCTTTAAGTTCTTCACTCATTCTATACTCCCATGCTTCGTTCCAAGGCGTCCACACTACATCCTTTTTGAATGTACCATCAGATTTTCTTTTTCTTTTAAATTTTTCTAACATTAATTTATCACTCTACCTTTAATTTTTGCATTCAATGCTATGACACCGCCATTAATCTCTTGTAATTTTTCATATACACTATCAGCTAATATCATGTGGTCTTTTGCTTTGTTATCTAGTGGTTTATCATCTAGTAACTTACCTACATTTAAGTATTCTATAGTTACTTTCTTGCCCATAAGCAACTGACCTGCTACCTGTCTGTACATTTTTTGGTAAGCTGTTGCACTATGCCCTATAAAACCTGATTCACTTCTGTCTAAATCTTGTTGAGTTTCTCCTACAATGAGGCAACCAGAGGTATGTTCATCTGTGTTCCCAGAGTGTATCAATATGTAAGTAAAGTTAGGAACATCTTGTATGTGTAACATACCATAGTGTGCGTTCTTATATCTTTCTGTGTATTTAGAATGGAATCCACCAGTCTTTCTAAACTCTATATTGTATTTACCCTCTGGTATGCAGGTTTCGTGCATAACTTTTACTGCTTGATATTGGTCTTCTAATGTGTAGCTTTCAAAGATACCATCAATAAACAACATTCCATTTGTTGCATCCTTGCCGAACTGTGTTCTAATTACTTGTAGTTTCATTGTTCTCCTCCTTACAATGTTCATTTCCATATTTACAGTTATGAATGTTTATGTAAGTTCCTCTATCATTCACAAATGTTTGGCACATAAAGTTACTTTCTAAAACTAATAGTCAGTAACCATACTGCTAATGTAATTATAGTAGCTAATCCTGTCACTTGTTGTGCAGAACCAGTAAGTGTTAGTGTAGCTATAACTAAACCAACAAGAGTCCAACTAAGGTTAAGTGTTTCCTTAATTGCCTCTACTATCCATTTACCTAGTTGTTTAAACATCAACTTCTCCTAAATATAAAAGCTGCCATACTAGCTATTCTAGTCAGAATAACTGGCACTACAACCTCTTGCGCTTTTTCTCTTTGGTCTTGTGTCATGTCATCACCTATGTTTGATAGTGTGACATCCTCAAAATCTAAATCAATGAATGTTTCAATAGGATTCTCTAAGAAAGATTCGTAGTTTACTTCTGTTACAACATCAGCAAGTGTGTAGTTCTCTACAGCTGCGTTCTCTACAGCTCTCTCTACA